CCCCGCCCCCCGGGGCCCGAAATCCTGCGCCCCCCCCCCCCCGGACGTCAACGGCACCCACCTGCCGCAGGCTGCCGCCTACGGACGCCTGCGGTGCTAGGCGGCATCCTGCGGTGCTAGGATGGCGCCCGGTGACCCCCACCGAGTTAGCAGCGCGAACCGCACACACCCAGGAAAGAGGAACCGAGCGCCATGCCGAACCCTACCGCCCCCCGCGCCCCTCGAGGCGAGGGATCCGTCCGGTTCATCGAGAGCCGCAACGCCTACCGCCTGCGCTATTACGATCGGCACCGCCGCCGCCATGACGCCTATTCGCCCGGGCCCGAGGCGCCCGCCCAGGAGCGCGCCGCCCGGGCGAAACTCCGGGGGCTCCTCACCGCTCGAGACGCGGGTGCGCCGCGGGTGAGGGGGCGGGCCACCCTCGGCGGGTGGATGGCCGAATGGCTCGAACTCAAGGCGGGCGCGGCGCCCGAGACGGCCCGCGCCTATGAGGCTCGGTGGCGCCTGTACCTCGCGCCCGAACTCGGCCATATCCGGCTCCGCGAACTCGAGGCGATCGACGTCGCCCGCGCGCTCCGCCGCCTCGAGGGGCGCCGCGGTGAGCGCGTCGAGCGGATCTCAGCCTCAACCGTTGAGGCGGCGTACAAGGTGCTCTCGACCGCGCTCAACGATGCGCGGCGGGCGGGCAAGGTTGCGGCGAACGTGGCCGAACTCGTGGAGATCGAGCGCCACGCGCCCGAGGTGATCCCACCCTCGCAGGCGGAGATCGATGCGATCCTCGAGTACCTCGGGGGCCATTGGTCGGCGCCGATCCTGCGCGCGCTGCGCTGGACGGGGGCGCGTCACGGCGAGGTGCTCGGGCTCCGCCGTCGCGACGTTGACGGCGCCGCGGGGCTCGTGACGTTCCGCCGCCAAACGACCGGGCGCCGCCTCAAGACTCACGCCTCGCACCGCACGATTCTCGTGCCCGCCACGCTCGCGGATGAACTCGAGGGGATGCCCGCCCGCCTGCGCAGCGAACTCGTGTTCTCGACGGGCCCAGGCGCGCCGATCGATGAGCGCAACGTCCTGCGGGCATGGCGCGAGGCGACGGACGCGCTCGGGATCCGCCCGCCCGCGGGCAGCGATCTCCGCGAGTACCGCCCGCACGATCTCCGCCACGCATTCGCAACGATGCTCCTCGAGGCGGGCACCGCCCTGCCGGTCGTGTCGGCATGGCTCGGGCATGGCTCGCTCCGCGAACTCGATCGGTACGGGCACGTGCGCCCGATCCCGGGCGGTGACAGCGCGCACCGCATCCTCGAGGCGTTCGGGGCCGACACCGCCGCCCGCCTCGGGCTCGCGGCGGGCATCCCCCGATGAGCGGGGGCCAGGGGGCCGGGCCCCCGCTGGCCCCCGCCGAATGACCCCCGACTTGACCCCCAAACTCGGCGGCAAGGGGCGGCATTGTGCGGTGAACGCCCGTTCGTTTCGTGCTCGGAGCGGCACCCTGCGGCACCCCTGCCGTTACCCGCTTGGTCGCAGGTTCGAGTCCTGCCGCCGGAGCCATTCCCCGAACGATTGACCCCCAGGCGGGTAGGAGCGGGGGCCGAATGACCCCCGAGTTGACCCCCGAACTCGGCGGCAACCTGCGGCAATGTCAATCTATGGATCGGGCGGGATTCCTAGGTTTAGTCAGCTGACAAACCCTACGGTTTCGCGAGGTTTTGTCAGACGGCAGGCTCGACGGGCGCGGGCCACGTCTCGGAGAGCGCCTCGATCCACTCCGCATCGCGCTCCCGCCGCACCGCCTCGGAGTCCTCACCGCCGCCCGGGATCGGGCGGAGGTTCTGCGCATCGTTGCCGTAGCAGGCGAGGAGAATGTCCTCATCCGGCTCGGGCCGACTCCACACGATGAGGCGCGTCCGGGTGCCGCCCGGGGTCACCCCGCCACAGGGCGAGGTGAACGTGCCCGATCGCTCGGCCTGCACCGTCGTGCGCCGCGTGCCGTCCAGGTTGAGCACCTCGGCACCCTCCTCGAGTTCGAGGAGCGCCGCGCTTGCATCGGTCACCACTACATCGGCCATTGCCTCACCTCCGCCTGCCCGACTCAGCGCGAAATGGATCCCGCTCGAGAGCCGCTCGGCCCATGCCCGGATCGATCCCGGGCTCGCCCACTGCCAGCCCGACGTCACGGGATCGCTCCACAGCCACGAGCCCGCGGAGTTGTCCTCGGGCCCGATGGCGCAGGCGTGCGAGCCCGTGAAATCGCCCGAGCCCGGGCAGTCCCCCTCACCCTGAATCACGATCGCCCGCCCGTCGCGGTGAGCCGACTCGACTGCCGCCCACCCGGAGCCCGAACGGATCGAGAGCGAGTACCCGCCGCGCGCCGCCCAGGCATCCGCGAGATCCCCGAGATCCGTGCCGCCGCTCATGTCGGGCTGCCCCGAATGGCGGAGGTGCCCGCCCCAGGGCGAATCGTCATCGCCCGCGTAGTGCGCCTCATAGGCGTAGGCGACGGCGCCCGCGCTCATCGTGCAGTTCGCCCACCCGTGATCGGTGCCCGCGCTCGAGGGCTCTCCACCCCCGGGCTCGGCGGGATCCTGCCCGGGATCCTGCGGGCGGTGCGCGGGGCGCCATGCGCCCCCGGTGTCGATCTCGGGCACCGCGGTGATCCGATCGGGGCGCCGCTCACCATCGCGCGGCACCCGGATGAGATCCGCGAGGATGGGCCACCCGCTCATAGCAGGAGCGCCGCGGCGAGGAGCCCCACCCCGACCGCGACCGCGAGCATCGGGGGCGAGGCGCCCAGGAGATACGCCGCGACCGCGAGGGCGAGGGCGAGGATCGCGAGGATGCGGCGCAGCGTGTCGCGCTCGGTCATCGAGGGAACCGGAGCACGGCGAACGGCGATGAGGTGAGGATCGTTGCCGTGCCCCCGGCGTTCGCCTTGCCCGCCCGCACCTCGATCGTGTGATTGCCCGCGGCGTACGTCTGCGCGTGAAAGAGGGGTGTGCTCGATCGCCCGGTGGTCGTGGGCGAGAGCCGAAAGTTGGAGTTGCGGGTGAGCGCACCGTCAACGTAGATCCCCACGGTCACGAGCCCCGGATCGGCCGCCGAGATATCGATATCGGCAATGCCGACACACACGAACAACTCCTGTTGCGTCGAGTTCGCCGCGATCGACATCCCGGGGATGAGCACCGCGGCGCCCTGGGGTACGGGGAACTGCGCCGATGGGGTCACGACCCCCGTATTGAGCGGGTGCGCCTTGAGCACCGCCTCGATCGCGAGCCCGAGCGAGCCCATCGCGTTATCCCCGTCCATGACGCGATCGGTGCCCGCGGGGTAGGGGAACCCGTAGGTTGGGGTATTCGGCACGGTGCTACTCCTCTGCTATCCCGCCCAGGTGTCCCAGGACGTCGCGGCGGGCACTTGGTCCCACCGCAGCGAGGCGGGCACGTCATGCCACCGCCCGCGCGCCGTGGAGGGCGGCAGGCATCGGATCGTGTCCCAGGTGTAGCCCGCGCCGATCGTGTCCCAGGTGATCGCGGGGTCCACGACGTCCCACCGCGGCGGAGTCTGCGAGCGGCAGAAATCCGACGTCGCGAACTCGATGAGCCATGAGCCGACCCCCGAGCCGTCCTCGGCGGGCTCGAGCGTCTCGGTCCACCCCTCGATGAACACGAGCGCCGAGGTGTACGGGGAGCCCGCGGGCATCCCGGTCACCGAGGCGAGCGCGTGCATCTCGAGCCCCAGGAGCGCCGCGGAGAGCCCGGGGGTCGTGATCCACTCGAGCGCCATCCGGAGCCCCTCGAGGATCCACACCGGCTCCGCCTGCCGCGTGACGGTGTACGTCGCCCGGTTGGTCGCGGCGCCCGCGTTCGCGAGTTGCGTCGAGAGCGAGGCGGCGAACGTGCCCCGGGCCGCGATCGAGGCGGGATCGGTGTAGCGCACCTCGGGTTGCTCGCCCCCCGCGGGGGTGGCGCCGTAGCGGATCCGGACGTCATTCACGAGCCCCTCGAGGGAGCGTTTCCACACGAGCGAGCCCGGGAGATCGCAGGCGCCCAACTCGAGCGCGATCGGCGCCGTGCGGCGATGCTCCACGTCGGCATAGAGCACAGCGCCGTCTTTCGCCTGCCACACGATCCCATCGCCCGCGATCGCCGCATCGGTCGCGACGTCGAGCGCCGGTTGCGCGTCAACGTCGCGGGCGAGCACCGCGATGTACCCGGGATCCGTCCGGGCGGCATCGGTCGGCACCCCCGCGAGCCCGATGATCCGATTCACCCGGGTGCCGTCGTTCTCCTCGGGCCAGGGCGCATCGCCCACGACCTTGCGGCCCATGTCGGAGAGCGCGCCCGCCGCGATGAGTTGCGGCAGCGGGGTATCGACGTCCTCCCAGGCGACCCCGAGATCCGTCACCCGCCCCGCGAACCGGGGGTACGCGGTGCCGCCCAGGTGGGCGGTGACGGTGACCGCGGTCCCGATGTCCACTCCTGCGGGGATCGGCCCCAGGAGATCGAGCGAGGCAACCGAGGCGACGGGCTGCGAGCCCGGGTCATCGCGCCCATGGCGGATCGTGCCCGACACGACCGCACACGTCTGATCGGTGCCCGCGAACGCGACGGTGACGGTCGGCAGGGTCATCCGAGCGCGCCCCCGGTGAGGAGCGGCGAGGAGCGGCCCGTCCGCATCGAGGAGCCCGCGAGCACTCGGCGCACGGCCCGGGCGGTCCCCTCGGGATCGATCGCGCCGTAGACGTTGACGGTGATCCCGCTCGAGGCGGCGGGTGCCGCGAACGGGCTCGCGCCGAGGGTGCCGACCCCGGGCCCGGTCGGCGCCGAGAGCCCGCCGATGAAGGGGAGTTTGATCTCGGGGAACTTGATCTTCGGGATCTTCTCGAGGAGCCGCCCGATCCAGGCGATCGCGTTCTGCACCCAGGTGACCACCCGCACGAGCGCGTTCGCGACGGTGCCGAGCGCCCGGGCCATGAACCCGAGCGCGCTCGCGAGGAGCCGCACGAGCGGGATGAGCACGGGCAGGAGCGCCGAGATCAGGGTGCCGAACGCCTTGAGCACGGGCAGGAGCGCCGGGATGATCTCATCGAGGATCGGCAGAAAGGTCGCGCCGATCGTCTCGGTGAGTTCATCGAACGACTGCCCGACTCGCTCTTGCTGCCCAATCGTGGAGTTGGCGTACCGAGTCGCCTGCCCCTGCGCGAGCCGTTGCGCGTTGCGGAGGGTGTCGGTCGCGGTTTTGCCTTTCTCGATCCCGGGCAGGAGTTTTCGGAGCGCCCCGTCATTGCCCGCGTACGCCTTCGATACCGCCTTGCTCGCAGTCTCGAGATCGACGTTCGCGGCGCGGGCGACGTCCTGCGCCGTCGTCATGAGATCCGTTGCTTTCGACACCGAGCCGGTCGCCCGGACCAACGCTTCCATGCCCTTGCGGACGTCGGTATCGGTGAATGCGAGATCCTGCCCCGCGGCGATCGCCGCGTTGAGCTGCGTCTCCCAATCGCCCACCGCGGCACCCGAGGCGATCACCGCCGCCTCGAGGTGCGATTGCTCCTCGCGATCCTCCGCGGCAGCCTGCGTCATGCCGATGATCGCGGTTGTCGCGACTCCCACGACCCCCGCGACCGCCGCGACCTTGACCGCGGTGCTCCCGAGGATCGAGCCGAGCCCGCCCGTCGAGACGCCTGCGGAGTCGAGCGACTTGGTGAGGCTCGAGGCATCGCCCAGGATGCGCACGAGCATCTCGAGGGCCATCGCCTAGCCCCTCCGCCGCCGCGGGCCCGTCTGCGCCTGCGCCCGGGCGACGTTGAGGCGGGCGTGCGCCGCCTCGGACTCGAGCGCGGCGCCCCAGGCGTTCACCTCCGCGAGCGAGAGGAGCCGCGCCTCACGCGGCGGGAGCCCGGTCATCCGCGCGACCCCGACGATGAACGCCGCCCGGACGGTTGCCGCGTCCGCGCCCGGGCGGGGCGAGGGTCCACCGCACCCTCCCCGACTACCTCGATCCGCCACGAGCGGCGCACCTCCTCGAGCGTGAGGGCGGGCTCCGCCTTGCGCCCGATGATCCAGGCGATGACCACCGCGACATCGAGCCGCGGTTTGCCCGGGCGGGCGAGCACCTTGAGGAGATCCGCGGGCGAGGCATCGAGCGCCTCGGCCATATCCGCGACGTCGCCCACCGAGAGGAGAGTCGCGGGATCCAGGCGGGCGAAATCGAGAACCGCGGTGCGGGTGGGGTGAGCCGTCGCGATCGCGGCGAGATCGATCGGCTCGCTCACGCTGCCGCCTCGGCGGGCTCCTCCGCCGTCCTGCCGACCGGGGGCGCCGTGAGGAGTTCGGGCTCCCCGCTCACCGGGAGCGAGACGTCGAACTCGGCCCACACCTCAGCCTCACCGCCGTAGGTCGGTTGGATCGCCTGCACCGTCATGCGGTAGGCGGGCTGCGACTCGCTCGGCGCGACCCCGGCGCCGTGCGCCTGAAAGATCGCCTCGATGCCCGCGACCCCGTTATGGTCCGCGAGGTAGCGCGCGAGCCCGACCGAGAGCGCGGTGCCGTCCCAATCCTGCACACCGATGAGGTGGAGGGTGTACGTGCTCGCTTTCTGGCGGGTCATCGAGCCCCCGGCGCAGAGCGTCACGTAGGTGACCACATCGCCCGCGGCAGCCTCGAGCGTTGCCGCGTGAACGTTGCAATCGAACTCGACGGGGCCGCTGCCGTCATCGAGGGTGAGCGAGATCTCCTGCATATAGAGCGGGGCCATTAGGGGGTACCTCCTGTCGCGGCGATCCTGTCGTTGAGCCATGCGGCATACGTCGGTTCCGCGGCGGTGCTCATCGCCTCGAACCCCGCCCGCATGAAACGCTGCCCGGTCACGTAGCGCGTGCCGAACTCCTGCGCGGGGCCGTACTCGATCGAGTTCGCGAGACTGACCCCGTGCTCATCCACGCGCTCCTCGATGCCCGCCGAGAGCGCCCCGGTGAGCACGGGCACGCGAGCCCGGGCCGCCTCGATCCCGAGATCCCCGAGCCGTTGCGACGGCAGCGCAACGCTCGAGGTGTCGCGCTCGAGTTGCGAGAGGGCCGCGGTGACGCGCTCCTCCCCGATCACCTCGAGGCGGGGCGCGGTCACCGCGACACCTCGAGCGCGGTGTTCTGCCGATAGACGGGGGTGCCCCCGATCGAGTCGGGCTCGCGGCCCGCGGTGATCCCGAGCCAGCGCGCCCCGGGCAGCGCGTCGATCGCCGCTCTCACCCCGTCCGCGAGCGCGTCGAGTTCATCGAGCGCGGTTGCCGATTCCTTGCTCACCGCGGCGATCACCTCGAGGCGGGTGATCTCGAGGCAGCCCGTTCGCGATGCGACCGAATCGGGGCGCCTGCGGTAGTCGGGGCGCCCGGGCGCGATCGCGAGAAACGGCACCCCCGACTCGCGCGGCAACTCCGCGAACGCGGGCACCCCGGGCACGTTCGCCTCGAGGAGATCCCGCAACTCGTGACGCACCCCCATGACTCACGCCAGCCCGAACCGCAGGCGATAGCCCAGGAGCATCGCGTCAACGTCGGGAAACGCGCCTTTCGAATACATCGGCACCTCGGAGGGCCCGCCGATCACCCCGAACGGTGACTTTGGATCCTGGTAGATCCGGACGGCGCACACCATCGCCGCGCGGCGGATCGCGGGCGGGTAGGGGAGCACGATCGTGTCGGCGCCGAGCACGGCCATCACGTAGGACGTCGCGGCATCACACGACTCCTGCACCGCCGCGAGATCCGTATCGACCGTCGCGGATCCCAGGGCGGTGCGGAGATCGTCCGGATCGCAGAGCGACACCGGGGCGCCTGTTACTTGCTCGAGCGCGTGCCGACGACCGGCGTTGACTTGACCAGCCCCGCGGGCAGGTAGATCCCGGTCGCGCCCATCGACCAAACGGCCCGGTTCTGGCCGAGTTTCGCGACGTCCTCGGCGGTCGCGATGAATGGCCCGTCCTCGGCCCAGGCTGCCGCCGAGGGGTTGCCGAACACCATCGAGTTGACGGGGAAGAACGGCGCCTCGATGACCGCCAGCCCGGACACGTTGATCGCGAGCGTCGATGCGGTCGCGGTGCCCGCGGCGTTCTGCGTGCCGTACGGGGCGGGCCAGAGCCCCGTCAATCCGCCCAGGTGGGCGAACACGTCGCTCGAGG